GTTAAAACAACACCAAGCACATTGGCTACATACAGAAGTACCAATGATGTCTGATTTAGCGGATTGGAACTCGAATTTAAATAAAACCGAAAAAAATATTATAGGTTCAATCCTAAAAGGTTTTGCTCAAACCGAAACCGTTGTAAATGATTATTGGACACAACTAGTTACTAAATGGTTTAGAAAACCAGAAGTTATTATGATGGCCACAACCTTCGGTGCATTTGAAACCATCCACGCAGAAGCTTATTCTTTATTAAATGAAACCCTTGGACTCGACAATTTTGATGAGTTTATGGAAGATGAGGCTACGATGGCAAAAATTGAAGCTCTTACTACTGTTAGAGATAGTTTTAATGATGAAAAAGATATTCATGAAATCGCTAAATCACTTGCTATATTCTCAGCATTTACCGAAGGAGTTAACTTATTCTCTTCCTTTGCCATCCTTTTATCTTTTAAGATGCGAAATAAGCTTAAAGGAGTAGGTCAAATTGTTGAATGGTCTATTAGAGACGAATCCCTCCACTCAGAAGCAGGTTGCTGGCTATTCAGAACACTTATCGAAGAAAATCCTGAACTTAAAACACCTGAGCTTGAAGCAGCCATAAATGAGGCAGCATTATTATCATTGAAGTTAGAATTAGATTTTATTAGAAAATGCTATGAGTTAGGTGACTTAGAGGGATGTTCACAGTATGATTTAGAAAATTTTATTAAAAATAGAATTAATGCTAAATTAGGTGATCTTGGGTATAAAGGAATCATTTCTAACATTGATGTGACCTCAATTGAGAGGATGAAATGGTTTGACCATTTATCAGCAGGAAAACAACATACAGATTTCTTCGCAAATAGGGTAACTAATTACTCTAAAGGGAATATGCAGTGGGATGAATCAATTTTTTAAATAAAACAATAAATGGACAGTAAAGATTTAACAGCAGATTATACACAATGGAAGCGTGGAACAGATTATCCTGAATTTTTTGATGATGTTGCATTGTCTACTATCTCAAAAGGTTACCTACTACCCGGGGAAACCCCACGCAAAGCTTATAAACGTGTAGCTAATGCAGTGGCAGAAAGATTAAATCGCCCTGATTTAGCAGCTAAATTTTTTAAATATGTTTGGAATGGGTGGATTGGATTAGCATCACCCGTTCTATCAAATACTGGAACAGATAGGGGATTACCAATATCATGTTTTGGAATCGACACACCAGACTCAGTTAGAGGTATTGGATTAACAAATGCCGAATTGATGAGACTTACTTCTTATGGGGGTGGAGTTGGAATATCCTTAAGCAGAATTAGAGGAAGAGGAGAAGAAATTACAGGAAATGGAAAATCTGAAGGTGTTGTACCTTGGGCTAAGATTTATGATTCAACAATCATAGCAACCAACCAAGGTTCAGTTCGTAGAGGGGCAGCATCTGTAAATTTAGATGTTAACCATAAAGATATTAATGAATTTTTACAAATTCGAAGACCTAAAGGAGATCCTAATAGACAATGTCTAAACCTACACCAATGCGTTGTTGTAGATGATGCGTTTATGAAGCGGTTAAATGATCGTGACAGTGAGGCTATGTCGTTATGGCTTGAAATTCTTAAATCACGTGTAGAAACGGGTGAACCATATATAATGTTTAAGGATAACGTTAATAAAGATAATCCTTTAGCATATAGGATGAATAATCTAGATGTTACAATGACTAACATTTGTTCTGAAATTACTCTTCATACAGATGAAGAGCATTCATTTATTTGTTGTTTATCTTCCTTAAATTTAGCTAAGTATGATGAGTGGAAAAACACAGATGTTGTTGAAATAGCTACCTATTTCTTAGATGGGGTAATGGAAGAATTTATAGTAAAAACTGCTGGTAAAGAATCAATGGAACGATCTCACAGATCTGCTAAAAAAGGAAGAGCATTAGGTTTAGGAGTAATGGGTTGGCATACATTCCTCCAACAAAAAGGTTTACCCTTTAATTCAATTGCATCAACAGCCTGGACTCATACTATTTTTAGTGATATTAGACAAAAAGCAGAAGCTGCTTCTCGTCAAATGGCTTTAGAATATGGAGAACCTTTATGGTGTAAAGGAACAGGAATGAGAAATACTCATGTAATGGCTATTGCTCCTACTGTATCAAATTCACGCATAAATTCATGTTCAGCAGGTATTGAACCCCAACCCGCTAATGTTTATGTGTTTAATGGTGCTAAAGGAACATTTATAGTTAAAAACCCAGAACTAGAAAAACTTTTAGAGTCTAAAGGTAAAAACCAAAATAAAATCTGGGACCAAATATTAGTAGATAATGGCTCAGTAGCTAATTTATCTCATGATATTTTAGGAGATGATGAAAAAGAAATATTCCTAACATTCTCCGAAATCAACCAATTAGGATTAATACAACAAGCAGCAGTACGCCAGAGATACATTGACCAAACACAGTCTTTAAATATTGCTTTTGATCCTACTGACTCCCCAAGATGGATAAATCAAGTCCATATGGAAGCATGGAAATTAGGTATTAAAACACTTTATTATTTAAGAACTGACTCTGTAATTAAAGGAGATTTGGGTAGTAGAACGGCTGAGTGCGTAAGTTGTGACGGATAAGCATGTCTTGAATATTTTTTATATATAAAGATATCAACACATACAAGATTAGGACTAATAAATTTTTATTAGTTCACTTGTATTTATGAACGCGCCACCCTAAAATGGTTTACACTCTAATAGCTCTATGAAATCTCTTTTTGTTCTCTTAAATCTGTCCCTTCCAAAAACCATATTAGCATCTATTGCAGGTTTCTTTGCTTTTATATGTTCATATTTTTACGATATTACTCTTAACAATTATGAACAATACCTAGCAATAATTTTCGTTGTTTTATTAGATGGGTTATTTGGGATAATTGCGGGGATTAAGAAAGAAGGATTTAAAACATATAAAGCAATTAAAATTCTTAGAACTGCAATTACCTGGATTCTAATTTTAACAGTACTTCTCTCCGTTGAAAAAGGATTTACAGGATCAGGATGGATAAGTGAAACAATTATGATTCCTTTTATTGTGTTTCAATTAATAAGCACCTTAAAAAATGCTTCTATGGCAGGATATATTAAGATAGAACTTTTAAATAATATCCTAGATAAAATCGACAAACATAAAGGTGAAAGATCCTAATAATGAAAGAAAAGGTTGTGTATATGTTAGCTTTTGGAATTCTAACTTTGTTAGGATTTATTATTATAGGTGATTTTATAGTTGCTTTAGAAGAAAATAGACCCGTCGATGACTCAATAGTTAATCTTCTTCAACTAACCATAACCGGACTTATAGGAATTATAGGTACTTATTTTGGTTCAAAAACTCCCAAACCATAATCAATTAAAATAACTATGAATAAAGAAATAAATAAATCAGTAGGTGATGAAAACCTAGGAGCATCTGCAAACGCAGGTGCTGGAACCGAAATAACTGATACATCAGTTTCAGCAGGTGCTGAAGCTAAAGTAGAAGTACATGCGAATGTAGAAAATACAGAGCAAATAGGTGATGCTACCGTTACTCAAGAAGCACACGCAGAGGCTGAATCACACATCGAAGCAGAAGCATCTGCGGGGTGGGATGGTAGAAATGCAACTGTGGATGCACACGTAGAAGCTGGAGCCTCTGTTGAAGCTGGAGCATCCAATTCAGTAGAAGTTGGTGGTGTAACTAACACAACCGAAGTTCATGCAGGTGCTGAAGCTAAAGCATATGCCGGAGCAAGTGGACAAGTTGGAGCGGATGGAGCAGAAGGTCAAGCTGGAGCTAAAGCGGGTGTGTCTGTTGGAGTTGGAGCATCTAATAGTACTTATGATAAAAACGGTAATGGTGGTGAAGCAGGAGCCGGGGTATCTGTTGGAGCACAAGTTGGAGCTGAAGTTGGAGGAGGGGCTACAATGGATGATGGTGTTGCAACTGTAGGTGTTGATGGTGAAATTGCACTTTTAGTAGGTGTTGATGTTGATCTCTCAGTAAGTGTTGATACAAAACCAGCTCAAGAATTTGCAGAAGACACAGGTAATTCAATCGCAAATACCGTAGAAGCTGATGCTAAAAAAGCTAAAGAAGCAGCCGATAAATTAGCAGCTGATACAAAAAGAAAAGCAGATGAAGCAAAAATCGCAGCCGATAGATTAGCAGCTGATACAAAAAGAAAAGCAGATGAAGCTGCAGCAGCAGCACAAAGAGAAGCTCAAAGAGCAGCCGACGCTTTAAATAATGCTAAGAAAAAAGCTAAGAAAAAACTAAATCCTAAAAATTGGTAAAATAGTATAAAATAGTATAAAATAAATAATATGAAAAAAATCACAAACTTTATTAAAAAAACCTTTACAATTGTTAAAGGTTGGATCATAGCTAACGGAATTGAAGGAGTTTTAGGACTCATCGCAGGTTTATTCTTGTGGGCTTTTGGCTATAAAATCTATGCAGGATTTGCATTTGGTGTATTTGCAACCCGAAACTGGGATATTGTAAAACATTGGGTAAAAAAGTTATTAAAAAAATAAAAAAAAAAGACATATAAAAATATAGAGAGGGGTGCATTAGCATCCCTTTTTTTTATATTTATAATAAAACGTTTCACATAATTGTTTCCTATGGTAAAATATATAAAAAATAAAATCATGGCATTTAAAAATATTTTTAAAGACGATAACACAATTAACGAAAAAAATGTAGTTGGATTTGCATCATTTGCGATCATGGCCTTGTTTGCTACTGCAGATATTATAACAGGATTTTTAGGCAAAGACCTCCCTGTTCAAGAATTTATTTACAACTCATT